AGATTCATTAATCACAACCAAGCCACGGAGCAACGAATGGATATTGATTGGAAGCTGAGCAGGGAGATATTGGCGGCGCTTGACGAACTCATTCCTTCGGAACGCAAAGTTATTGATTCCGGTGGATTGCACGGGGTTCTGAAGGCTAAAGGGGTGAAGTCCGGGCTTTCCGCTCACTATCTCCTGACAATCGATTCCCTGGTGAAAGACGGTTTTATTGAATCCGCCGGTACTGTCGGTGAAGAGGATGGTTTCCCACATCCTCACCACTTGATAAATGGCATCACCCCGTTAGGCCGCGCGAAGTTGAAGTCGCTGCACAACTGACAACTCATCAATATTTTTAATTCAGAGCCTCGCCTTCGTGCTGGGCTTTCTCGTTTCTGGGGTACGCAAATGGCAGAGCCAAGCAGCGGTGCAGTGATGGCCGCTCAGGCGGCTGTAGGCGTGGCGGGTGTCACAGCGGCAAGCCTGATGCCAGGCGTGGACGTGAATGCCGTAGTCGGTGGATTCGCCGGCGCCATGTTCTTCGTGGTGTTTGCAAAGGATCTGAAGCCGCTCGCCCGGTTCGGTTACTTCATTGCCTCTTGGGTGCTGGGTTACTACGTGGCCAGTGAAGTCGTCGGCCGTGAATGGGCCAGGACCTCAGGCCTTGTCGCTTTCTTCGGCGCGCTGTTCTGCGTTGCCGTGTGCATCAGTCTTCTGGAGTGGATCGAGGGCGGCAAAATGCCCGGATGGCTGCAATGGGTCGCCGAGAGATTCGGAGGTAGCCGCAATGGTTGACCCATGGACTTTGGCCGCAGCAGCGATCTGTGGCGCGATCTGCTTTCGAATCGCCTTCTATCAGCGCCAGGGTGCTCGTTATCGCGCCGGTGTGTCGTGGTGTGCTTACGCGCTTGCCGCCGCAACGGGCTGTGAGTGGCTGTCGGTGATGCTGGCGATCCTTCTGGCGAAGCCGATCACAGCCGTCTCTCCCTTCATCCTGATCGTGCTGCTGGTGTTGGCAGTCCTTGTCTACCGGGCCGGCGGTAACGTCGCCCGCATCCTGAGAATGGATTGATGAAAATTACACCTACCCATTTGGTCGCAATCATGCGCTGCCAGGATGCCACTGCACGCCTGTGGGCTGATCCGCTCAACGCTGCATGCGAGCGCTTCCAAATTGACACACGCTTGCGCCTAGCTGCATTCCTCGCCCAGATCGGGCACGAAAGCGGCCGGTTGTCCCGTGTGGTCGAGAACCTGAACTACAGCGCGGCCGGGCTGATGGCGCAATGGAAAGACCTATTTGACGCCAAGCTGGCCGCCGAATACGCCCGCCAGCCCGAGCGCATCGCCAACGTCGCCTATGGCGCCCGCATGGGTAACACCGAGAAGGGCGACGGTTGGAAGTATCGCGGCCGGGGCCTGATTCAGGTTACCGGCAAGAACAACTACCGCGCTTGCGGTGAGGTGTTGGGCATGGATCTTCTGACCACGCCAAGCCTACTGGAGACGCCAAAGGGCGCCGCGCTATCCGCTGGTTGGTACTGGGACAGCACGAACCTCAACGCCCTTGCCGATATCGGCGACATCCAGAACATCGGCAGCTTGATCAACACCGGACGGCGTGGACGTGTGCCGAACGGTTCCGAAGAACGCAAAGCGCTGTACCAGGTCGCGCTGAAAGTGCTCGCCTGATCTTTCAAACCCCGAGGAAAAACCATGTCACCCATCATGAAGTACTTCGAATACGCCCACCTCCCGCCGCATCTGCAAGAGGTGAGCAAGCCTATCGGCGATCTGGCGCGAGCTATGGACGAACAACTGCCTGACGGTGCCGAGAAGTCCACCGGCCTGCGAAAGCTGCTTGAAGCCAAGGATGCTTTGGTTCGCGCGAAACTCGGCTGATAGGTGCTCACCATGAATCGTTACCTGCTCATTGCCCTCGCCGCGTGTGCGGTAGCGATTCTGTTTGGCTGGCAGCACATCGAATCACAGGCCAATGATCTGGCCACCGCTACCGACAAGGTCACCACGCTGGAGAACGCCGCCGCGTCACGGCGCAACACCCAGCGCCTGCTGGTTGACCTCGACACCGAACACACAAAGGCCCTGACCGATGCCCAGACCACTAACAACCAGCTTCGTGCTGCTGTCGCTACTGGCGCTCGCCGGCTGTCCGTCAAGACCAACTGTCCCGCAGTGCGAGCCACCACCACCGCCGCCAGCGTGGACCATGCAGAAACGAGAGCCGAACTTGACCCAGCGGCTGCTGAAAGAATTGTCGCCATCCCCAACGACGGCGACACCGCAATCATTGCCCTAACCGCGTTGCAGGATTACGTCACCAACGTGTGCCAGGGCGGTACCACTCAAAAGGGGCGGTAGTTCATGGCCCTGACCGCCAAACAACAGGCATTTGTCACCGAGTACCTGATCGACCTGAACGCTACACAGGCGGCCATCCGTGCCGGTTACAGCAAGCGCGGCGCCAAGGATCAGGCGTGGCAGCTCATGCAGAGGCCGGAGATCGCCGAGGCCATCAGCGCAGCGATTGAGGCACGCAATGAGCGCACCAAGGTAGACGCGGACTACGTGCTGAACCGCCTGACTGAAATTGACCAGATGGATTTGCTGGACATCCTGGAAGACGACATGTCGATCAAGCCACTTTCGAAGTGGCCGAAGGTCTGGCGCCAGTCCCTGTCGGGATTTGATATCGCCGAGATGTTCGAAGGCGCCGGAAAGGAACGCGACCTGGTCGGGCTGATGAAAAAGATCAAATGGCCGGACAAGGTGAAGAACCTGGAGCTGCTCGGCAAGCACGTCAACGTCAATGCCTTCCGTGACCAGGTGAGCGTCGATGTAAACGTCTCACTCTCCGAACGGATGGCAAAAGCCCGTGAACGCGCCAGCAAAGGTTGATCCCGAAGACCAACTGGTCGAGGACATACTTTCCTTTGCCGATGACCCGCTGGGTTACGTCTGGTACGCGTTCCCATGGGGCGAGCCCGGTACCGAGCTGGCGAAAAAGTCCGGCCCGCGTAAATGGCAGATCGATGTTCTCGACTCGATCGGCAAGAAGATCAGAGCCGGCGCCAAGGATCTGGGCGACGTCATCCACGAAGCTGTGGCCAGCGGCCACGGCATCGGCAAATCGGCGTTGGTGTCCTGGATCATCAAGTGGGCGCTCGACACTGCGGTCGATACCCGAGGCGTTGTCACCGCCAACACCGAGACGCAGCTCCGGACCAAGACCTGGCCCGAGGTTGCGAAGTGGAACCGGCTTTCCATTACCGCCCATTGGTTTCGCCTGACCGCTACGGCGCTGATCAGCACGGATCCCGAGCACGAAAAGAACTGGCGCATCGATGCCGTGCCTTGGTCGGAAAGCAACACCGAGGCATTCGCCGGCCTGCACAACGAAGGCAAACGCCTACTGCTGATCTTCGACGAAGCGTCGGCCATTGCAGACCTGGTGTGGGAAGTGGCCGAAGGGGCGCTGACCGATGAGAACACCGAAATCATTTGGGCTGCTTTCGGCAACCCGACCAAGAACACCGGCAGGTTTCGTGAGTGCTTCACCCGATACAAACACCGCTGGTCACACCGGCAGGTCGATAGCCGCACCGTTGACGGCACCAACAAGACGCAGATCGCCAAGTGGCAAGCGGACTACGGCGAAGACAGCGACTTCTTCCGCATCCGTGTTCGCGGCATGTTCCCGAGGGCTTCCGAATTGCAACTGATCCCGACTGACTGGGTCGCCGATGCGATGCGGCGCGAGGCCATCTATGGCATGGACGACGCCCTGGTCTGCGGCATCGACATCGCCCGGGGCGGCGCTGACAACAACGTGATTCGGTTTCGCCGCGGGCTCGACTCCCGATCGATACCGGCGATCAAGATTCCCGGCAGTGAAACCCGCGACACCACTCTGTTCATCGCCAAGGTCTGCACCGTTGTGCAGGAACATCGGCCAGATGCGGTGTTCGTGGACTCGACGGGTGTTGGCGGCCCAGTGGCTGACCAGTTGCGCCGGCTGATGCCTGGCGTGGTGATCCTCGACGTGAACTTCGCCAGCGCTGCGCCAGACCGGCATTACGCAAACATGCGCACGTACATGTGGTGGCAGATGCGCGAAGGGCTGCGGGCGGGCTTGGCGATCGATCTTTCCACGGAGTTGGAAGCCGAACTCACCTCGCCGATGTATGGGCACAACGGCAGCGACCAGATCGCGTTGGAGAAAAAAGACGCCATCAAGAAACGTCTCGGTATCTCCCCAGACGACGCGGATGCGTTGGCCCTGACCTACGCCATGCCGGTGATGAAAAGCCAATACAGCAACTACAGCGGGGCCGGAGCCAGCAACAACGGCCTGGAATCCGACTACGACCCCTATGCGGAGGCATGAACATGTGCGGCAAGAAGATTAAAAAGCTGATGAACAAAGTGATCGACATTGACCCGCTGCGCGGTGGCGATGTGATCCTCGAAGGCATGGGCCTGCCGAACCTCACGGGCGAGAACACCGGCATGCTCAACAAGGCGGACCGTGAAAAGGCCGCCGCCGAGGCTGCGGCAAGCGCTTCAGGATCTTCGGTGGCACCCACTACCGCGCCTACCACCAGCAGTGACGCGGTGCAGGCGGCTGTTGATGCTGAGCGTCGTCGGCGCCTGTCACAGTCAGGCCAAAACGGGACCATCTTGACCGGTGCATCTGGCGTGCTTGGCGGTGCCAACACCAACCAGAAAACGCTGTTGGGGGTGTAAGTTGGCTGACTCCCTGCGCGAACAGCTGGAAAAGCGCTACTCCCGCCTGAAGAATGAGCGCGACAGCAATTGGCTGCCTGAGTGGCAAGAGCTCGGCGACTTTATCAGTCCGCGTTCGGGGCGCTGGAACAACACCGACGTCAACAGCGGCAAGCGCCGTGATCAGAAGATCATCAACCCTAAGGCATCGTTTGCAGCCCGCACCCTTGGCGCCGGCATGCACACCGGCATGACCAACCCGGCTTCCCCTTGGGTGAAATTCGGCACGCCAGACCCAGACATGATGGAGTTTGCCCCGGTCAAGGCCTGGCTCTACGCGGTCGAGAAGTCGATGCGCGAAGTTATGGCCCGGTCGAATCTGTACAGCGTGCTGCCGAACCGATACGCCGAGGAAGGCGTATTCGGTACCGCGCCAATGATCGTGCTGCCCGATGACGATGATCTGTTGCGTTCTTACCCGCTGGCGGTGGGCAGCTACATGCTAGCTAACAACAGCCGCAACCAGGTGGACACCCTCTATCGCGATCTGCGCATGACTGCCCGCCAGCTTGAGCAGCAGTTCGGCAAAAATAACGTGAGCCCGACCGTTAAAACCTTGCTCACTTCGAATCCCGAGGCGTGGGTCGATGTGGTTCACGCGATCGAGCCAAACGATCAGCGCGAGCAGGGGCGCAAAGACAACCAGAACATGCCGTTTCGTTCCGTGTATTGGGAAAAGAGCAGCGATAAGGACAGCGTCTTGCGTAAATCGGGGTTCAAGGTTTTCCGCTGCATGGCGCCGCGCTGGGACGTTCTCGGTGAGGACGTCTACGGCACTGGCCCTGGCTCAATGTGCATCGGCTCGACGAAGGCTGTGCAGCTGATGGAGCGCCGAAAGGCTGAACTGCTAGAGAAAGGTGTGCGTCCGCCTATGGGCGCGCCTGCCAGCCTGAAGAATCAGCGTGCGTCGATCCTCCCGGGCAGCATCACCTACCTGAATGACATGCAGATCGGCGCCAAATTTGAGCCGCTGTATATGGTCAACCCTGCGTGGCTTGGACAGTTGCGTGGTGAGATCGAGGCCGACAGCGAGATCATCGACACCGCGTTTTTCGTCGATCTGTTCCTTATGATCAGCCAGATGGACAGCGTCCGGACGGCTTACGAGATCGCCACCCGCAAGGAAGAGAAGCTGTTGATGCTGGGCCCAACCCTGGAGCGCCAAACCGATGACCTGCTCGACCCGTTGGTTGACGTGTATTTCAACGAAATGCTCGAGCAGTCCATTCCTCGCTGGGCCGGTATGTTGCCCGGGGCACCTTTGATTCCGCCGCCACCGAAAGAGCTTGCTGGTCTCGATCTACGCGTCGAGTTCACCAGCATTCTGGCTCAGGCCCAGAAGGCTATCGGCGTGCAGAGCATCGAGCGCGCCATTGGTTTCGCCGGCCAGGTGGCCACCACCACACAAAGCATCGCCGCGCTCGACCTGCTCGACGCCGACGAAGCCCTGCGCCAGTACTTCGAATTGATCGGCACGCCTCCAACGCTGGTGCGTGCTGAAGATGCGGTAGCGGCTATCCGTGAACAGCGTGCCCAAGCCCAACAGGCAGAACAGATTCAGCAGCAGCTGGGCAGCGTCATCCAGGGTGCGCAGATGCTCAGCGAAACCGACACCGGCGGTAACAACGCCCTGACACAACTCGCCGGAGCTTTGTAAATGGTCGATACAGACGAGCTGGATGCGCAACGCGACCAAGAACAGCAAGTGGTTCGCCAGCAAGAAATCGCCGACTTTCGTTGGCTGATGAGCGACCACCGCGGGCGCCGCTTCATGTGGCGCCTGATGGGGCAATGCAAGGTGTTCCAACCCTCATTCAACCCCCACGGCGGGGTGATGAACTTCAACGAAGGCCAACGAAATGTTGGCCTTTTTCTTTTGGGCGAAACAAACGACCTGTGTCCGGCGATGTTCCCGGTCATGGCCGCCGAGAACGCTCCCAAGCCTGTAGAGGATGAATCCAATTGAACCGCCTGATGATGAAACTGATGGGCCACGTCCTGATGAACGAAGCCCCAGCCGACGGCGCCCCATCGGGCGCCGCTGCACCAGCAACGCCAGCGGCTGCACCAGCGGCAACCCCGGCACCCGAAACCACCGTGTTGACCCCTCCAGCAGCGCCAGCAGCCACTGACCCTAAACCCGAAGGTGAGCAGCCAGCCAAGCCAGGAGATCCAGCAAAACCAGAAGACGGAAAGCCCAAGGACGAGGCCGCCGACAAGCCACAGGGCGCGCCTGAGGCTTATGCCGACTTCAAGTTGCCCGACGGCATGGACATGGACGCCGAGGTACTTGGCGAATTCAAGGGACTTGCTAAGGAGCTGAACATTCCGCAGGAAAAGGCCCAGCAACTGATCGACTTCCAAGCGAAGTTGGCGACCAAGCAGGCTGAGGAATACCAGGCCGCCGTCATGAAGCAAGGAGAGCAGTGGGCGGCAGCAGTAAAGAACGACCCCGAACTGGGTGGCGAGAACTACGACAAGAGCGTTGCCAGTGCAGTCAAGGTCATTCAGGCCTTTGGCGACGACGGCTTGAAAGAGCTGCTCAACACCTCCGGGCTGGGCAACCACCCGGCGCTGTTCAAGTTCTGCCACCGCGTCAGCCAGGCCATCTCGGAAGACAAATTCGTCTTGCCGGGCAGCCAAGCCGACACCCCCAAAGAAATGAGCATCATCGACGCCTTCAAGTAAGGCCCTGATAAATCGTAGGAGAAACAACAGATGGGCATTCTCACTTCCACTATGCCGACCCTGATCGATAAATTCAGCAGGGAAGACAGCCAGAAAAAGATCATGAAGATCGTCGAGCTGATGGCTAAGCGAAACGATCTGCTCATGGACGCCGAGTATCAGGAGTGCAACGACGGCTCCAAGCACAAGACCACGATGCGTTCGGGCATCCCTGAGCCGACCTGGCGCCTGTTTAACAAGGGTGTCCAGCCAACCAAATCGACCACCGTACCGGTGCTGGACACCACCGGCATGATGGAAGATTACGGAAAGGTGGATAAGGCGCTGGCCGACTTGAGCGGTAACGCCGACGCCTTCCGCACGTCCGAGAACATCGCGAAGTTGCAAGGCTTCAACAATAAAGCTGCGCGGTACATGTTCTACGGCAACACCGCTTCCGAGCCTGAAGCGTTCCTGGGCTTGTCGCCTCGCTACAACGACAAGGCTGCCGAGTCGGGCGCCAACATCATCGACGCGGGCGGTACCGGCTCTACCAACGCGTCGATCTGGTTTGTTACCTGGGGCGAAATGACCACCCACCTGCTGTACCCGAAAGGCAGCGTGGCTGGGTTCCAGCACAAAAACCTCGGCGAGGACACTGTTAGCGATGGTGCTGGTGGTGAGTTTCAGGCCTACCGCGACCACTTCAAGTGGGACCTTGGTATGTCCGTTCGCGACTGGCGCGCCAACGCCCGTATCGCCAACATCGATGTCACCACGCTGACCAGTGACGCAGCGACCGGCGCCAAGATCATCGAACTGATGATCAAAGCTTACTACCAGCTGGATAACCCTGAGCAAGGTGAAGGCCGGACCATCATCTACGCCAACCGCACCATGCAGACCTTCCTGCACTTGCAGGCGATGAACTCCAAGAACGTGAACCTGACTATTGGCGAATACGCCGGTAAGAAGATCCCCGAATTCCTGGGTATCCCAATCAAGCGTGTCGACGCGCTGCTCAACACCGAAGCCCGCGTGCTCTAACGAGTTCGCGGTTTTCCCTTATCACGGAGACACCATCATGCTTTTTGACGCAAAACTGCTGATGTCGAGCGCCCAGGCAATTACTGCTACGGCTGCATCGACCGACATCATCGACCGTGGCGATACCAAGGACGTGGGCCGCGCCGGCGATATCCCGCTGCTCATTCAGGTTGTTGAGGCTTTCAACACCCTGACCAGCCTGACCATCGAATTGCAAACCGATGACAACTCGGCATTCAGCACGCCGCGTTCGTTGTTCCAGGTCGTGGTTCCTCTGGCCGACTTGAAGCTGGGCTACCAGACGCCGGTCATCACCCTGCCGCAGAAGACCGAGCGCTATCTGCGCGTCAACTACACCGTGACCGGCACCGCCCCAACACTGGGCAAGGTAACTGCCGGCGTGGTTGCTGGAGTGCAGACCAATGCCTAAGCGCTATGAAGTGCTGGAGCGGTCGTTTATCAACGGTCGCCTTTTCGAGCCTGGTGACACTGTCGTTCTGGAGATCGACAGCCCTGGTTCCAACCTCAAACTGGCAGGCAGCAAGACCGCAGCTTCGCCACCTACCAAGGAAGATGACCAACAGGATGTTGGTTATGTGGCTGCT